CAAAGAAAAAAGTAGAAACTAAAGCTGTAAAACCATCAGAAGATAAGTAGGTCCTAAATGGCACTTTGTACTGTTTCTGATGTAGAGAAAGTGCTAGGTATTGACTTAGGATCAACAGACGAATCTGCAGTTACTAACCTATTCATTCCTACTGTAGAAGATTCTATAGCTAATTACATTGGATATAATCCAAATTATTCTGCTTCTATTACTGAAGTATTTGATGGAGATAAAACCGAAGATTTATTTTTAAGTCGTTCTCCTGTTGTTGCTATAACTTCTGTTACTGAAGACGACAGTACTTTAGTAGCTGGAAACGAAAATGATTATGTTCTTTATGCCAAATTAGGCAGACTTCGTAAAGTTGGTAGAGAAAAATGGTCTTCTGCTAAATTACAAAATATTACAGTTGTTTATTCTGCAGGTTATTCTGATGATGTTGGTGCTGCAGAAGATATCCCGAAAGATATGAAATTTATTTGTGCAAGAGCTGCAGGAAGATTAGTTGTCGCTGCTTTATCACTATCTTCGCAACAAAGCACAGGAGAAGTAAACACAAACATTGCTGATAATACTACTGATAGTAAATTTCAATTAGTTAGAAACGAAGGTATTGGAGATTACCAGGTATCTTACGAATCAGTATTAGATCAATTAAATGCAGAAGTTTTAAATCAAAATGATAAAATGGTATTAAACAAGTATAAGAGGCAATATTTCACTTCAGCAGGTATACTAGACTAATGGAAGAATTAAAATTCCCTGATGGGACTAAACGAGAAGATGCAATTAACGAACTCATTGATGATGAGCAATTCAAAGAAATGGTGTTAAAGCAATTTAATTTTATGCGTATCAAAGGCATAAATCTCGTTCAAGACGCAGATGATATGGTAAATCTTTATCTTAAAATCTGTAAAGCTCTTGATGAATAATGGCTAGATACGACTACAAGTGTTCTAAATGTGAACACATCTTTGAAGTTACCCATTCAATACACGAAGAACCAAAGGTAAAATGTGAAAAATGTAAAGCACTATCTAATAGACAGATTAGCAGTAGGGTTAATCTCTATGGAACTGTTGGCATTGATTGGAATACTGATCCTAGTAAAGTTTCTCAATCTATGAGAGACAAGGCAAAGAAGGCCTCTAAAAGAAAAGTTAAATTTTAACTTTACTGTCTATATCAGCTTGAGCAGAAATCAAAAGTTCTTCACATAACTCTGAAGGAACTTTACTTCTTTCGTAAGCACCTTTTAAACCTTGAGTCCCTGTTTTAGAACCTCTAGGTGCAGCCTCGTGGCAAGTCATACCATTCTTACACATTTTTCTAGGCTTCCAAGGAACATTTGTCCATAAATCAGTTGGCTTCATTCTACTATCTCCATACTGACAATAAGTTACTGTATGTCTAGGTAAGTATTCTACTGCTCCCATTTTACGCATAAGCCCTCTTGGGTTTTCAATAACATAATATTTTGGTTGTAATTCATTTATTAACCAAACTGTTTGTTCAAGTAATAATAAACCTGTTTCTGCTGCCTCTGATTTAGGTTCTCTTATGCCAAATTCATCTGGTGCATTCCAATGGTGCATACAGCTTGCAATACTAAAAGTTGTACAAGGTGGGCTTGCCCAAATAAAATCTGGTTGCCAAGGAATATCTTCAGGTTGTACATTTAGCATATCTTCTACTAAATCAATTTTTGAGTAATGACCTAATGTAAATAAATCTAAACCATTATCAACTGTAAATGTTTCGTGTCCTAATTCTTTAGCAACATCAGAAAAGCTACAACTTCCTGCAAATAAATCTAATACTTTCATTGATTTTCCCTTCTTAAATCAATAAACAATCCTAATCCTGAATTTTTTAAAGATTCAACATTATTTTCTCCACAAGCAACTAGTAAAGATCCATTTGCTGCTCTTTCAGTTTTATCTGGTTTCAGTCCATTTTTATAGAAACACAACCTACCTTTTGTAAATAAAATTGCATCAGATTTTGCAACAACATTATGAAACCATAAAGTGTCTGTTCTTGAAAAAACTAAAGCAATACCATTATTATGTTTAATAAATTTATTTAGCCAAACTTCTGTATGTTTCCCATAAGGTGGATTCATCCATACATTTCCATACCATTCTTTTTTAAGACCATTGTCTATTTTTGTAAAATAATTTTTTGCAGGTATATATGGAACTCCACCAATTGGGGAAGCAACATCAAGATCAAAGGTTGTATTAAGTGCTTTAAATATTTCAGGTGGTGTATACCATTCAACTGTATTAATTTTTGCACCTTTAACTTCTGCAAAACCTTTCGGTCTATATTTTTTTTCTATCATTCTTCAAACCATTCTTCAGGAAAAGATTTATTTCTTTTTTCCACTTCCCACTCTTTAGCTTCCACATAATAATCCAATCGAACAGTAAACCATCCTAAAAACTTACTAATAGCCCTAGCTATTTCCATAATTTTAATATCTAAGGGTGCTGTAATCCAAAACCACATGAGCCATCCTCCTCGCTTTCTGTTGTACAATCTTCAGGTATTCCTGTAAATCCACCATGACCTTCTTCATCACACCTTACACCTGCACACCAAAAATTATAATGTTCTTGATATCCCATATTATGAACTAAGTCTGCAAATAAGTGATCTGGCATAGAAGGTTGTGGGATTGCAGTTCCACCCATCAGTATAACAATTATAAATCCAATCATTTTTCTTCCTTTGTTAAATATCTACTATCAAAAACAAGTGTACCAAATTTTAAACTATTTGCAATACAAATTCCAACAAATTCTGCACAAGCAGGAACTACTGCATTTCCTAACGCTTTAATTTTATCTATCCTATTTTCTTCATTTTCTACAGTTCTAGGAACAGTTTCCCAAGGTTCAATAATATATTCTTCTTGGTAAGCATTAGGATTTTCAGACAATTGACCTTTAGGATTATTACCCTCTGCAATTCTTGTAGTACTAGGTCTACTAGTAGAAACAAGGGGTGTTTGCCAAGTCTGAGGTTTCCATTCTATATCAGTAACTTCAGTCATTTCTTTATCAAATTTTAAAGGTTTTAAATGTTCTCTTATAGCATTCCAATCTTCAATACTTGGATAAGAAAAACCACTTTGATCTCTTCTAAACCAATGTTCGATTGTAGATTTTTTAATATCTGTTTTTTCTACGAGATTTTTTATTGATGTAACACTACGCATATAATCTACAAATTTTTCTTGAGTAGGTAAGTGGTCTCTACGAACCATTAAATGATTTTTATACTGTTCAAACAAATCAGGGTTTTTAATAATATCACTAATTGCAACTTGGTCTGCTAAAGTTATTTGAACCTTTTCTCCTGAAGCCCTATGAGTTTTGCCTTGCATTAGTTTAGTAGCGTGTTTCATAGCGTCTTCTTTTGCGTCAGCTAATGTAGGTGTTCTCCAAATATTATCAGAATTATAAGACCAATAGTTTGGTAATCCTAATCTTCCTGCCAATCCTGGGGGAACCCCATAAGTAAAGATATCCATTGGCTGTTCAAGCGTTTCCCAATAAGTTTTGGATTCCTCTCCCCCATATCTTGTTCTAGGGTTGATCCATGGTTTCCCTTCTTGACTGAAGGAGCTTGTTTGTTTATTGGTTTCGAGGCCTGGCTCGCTCTCGGAGTTGAGTAAAGTTTCTTGTTCTCTCTCAAGTTTCCTGTGCTTTTCCTCTTGCTCTTTTTGGATTTGTCCCCACGATATAGTGCGTTCTCCAAAGCATCCCCTTCTCTCGGCTTCAAGTAATCCATAGTGTTCGGAGTTTCCCACGATGAATACTCTTTCTCTAAGGTGCGAGGCATTAACCGAGGCTGCTGATACAACTTGCCATTCAACACTATACCCCCGACTGGAAAGGAAAGAAATAACTCTTGCGAAAGCTCCTCCCCTGTTCCCTTCGTTGTCTTTTCCTGTGAGGAGACCTCTGACATTTTCAGCCACAACCCATTTTGGTCTAAGCTCGCTAATGGCTCTTTCGAACTGATACCATAACATTCCTCGTTCATCTTCTTCACTCATTCCTTTCCTAGTACCTGCATAAGAAAATGTTTGACAAGGAAAACCCCCAATCAACATATCAACAGGTTCTAATTTAGTAAAATCTACTTCGTTGATATCTTTATTAATAACTTTAGAGTTTGGAAATCTTTTTTCTAAGACAGAACAGCAGTACTCGTCAAATTCAACTTGCCATACAGTTTGTGCATTGAAGTCTGATAATCCTCTTTCTAAACCTAGATCTAATCCACCTATACCAGAGAATAAACTACCAATTTTTAAGTTTCTGCTTTCCATAATTTCTCCCATTTATTCTCGTTTTCCCAACACCATTTGCTAGAGTTCCAATCTCTCCATTGTGTCCTATTATAGGTGTCTTCAGCTAATAGAGAGGCGAATAAAATATTGTAGTATGGCGAAAATTGAACTTTTGTAAATTCAAAACCTATATCAGATTTAGATGTTGGTCCATTGTATGGTCTTCCATAACGCATGACTACCCATTCATTCCATTTAGGTAAATCGTGTAATTTAGCAATCCAATTCCAAGTCGAGGGTATAAATTGCATGATTCCAGAATCACGATTATCAGAACGATAAGCAGTTTCATTTCCTCTTGATTCACACCAACCAATACGAACAGCAGTATCTATATTTTCATAATCAAAATGTTCGATATAATATTCTGCGTGTTCACGCATTGAAGCAGGAATTTCTTGCCTACACTCAAGAGTTGTATTAATAAACTCTGTTTCTGTTCCTATAAGGGGTGTAGAAAAACTTGCTAAAAATAGCATACATTCAGCTATCACACTTCTCCTTTGTTTGTTTAGCTTATATTAATTTTTTAGCGTCTTCAACTGCTTTATCTTTAGATTTACCTGCACCTGTACCAATTAAAACAAATGTTTGTTTAGTACCTACAGATTTGATCTTAAATAGGTCAGCTTCATGACTGCTCATATATGGATTCCACCTAACATGGATCATATACTCTCCAAAATGAATTTCTTCGTCTTGAAGTGCTTTCGCAGTATCGATATAAGGTAAATTTACCAATACATCTCCTCTTCTATCTGATACTTAATTATAAACATAAAATTTGCAATATTGCAATCTTATGTTACAATTTTATTATTCTAATAAGATAGAGGAGATTATGAAAGTAAAAAAATATACAGAGAATCAATTAACAAGAGATCAATTAGTTGAAATATTTATTAATAGCCCACAAAAATCCAATATGGAACTTGGTGCAGAATTAGGTGTTTCAAGAGAAAGAATTAGACAGCTTAAAAATCAATTTGGTTTACCAGGAGTTAGAGAATTTAATCAAGATATTTTTAGAAAAGCATTAGTAGCTATTGAAAATGGTTATGGCAACTTAAATTCTAATTTGTTTAAGCATATTCCTAATTTTGCATTAACAAAATTGAAAACTTGGATGGAAGAAGATCCTGAAGTTAAAAGACAAGTCGAAATTGCTTTGAAGAAAGCGTACAAAAAAAGTTACAACCCTGATTTCAAAGTCTGTAAACAATGTAATGTAAATAAACCTATTGAAGACTTTTATGTATCTAAAGATGGAAGAGATAAAAGAAACAGAAAATGTAACCCTTGTAATAAGAAAACTGTTCAAGAATATTACAAAAAAAGAAATGTAACAGAACCTAGTGTTACTGAAAAAACTTGCAGTATGTTAAAAGAACTAGGACCACTTCCTGCTGAATTTTTTTATAAGTCAAGAAAAACAGGAACAGGTTTGCAATATTCTTGTAGGCAATATCAAAATGCTTATACAAAATATAGAAACGAATATGCAAAGATTATGAAAAATCCAAATCAAAATGAAAGATTTTTACTTTTATCACAACTTGGAAATTGGAAATTGAAAGCTAAAGAAGAAGCACGAGTTGAAGTAACGAGAGATTTAGCAAAGCTGGAAGCTAAACAAATTTTCGGCTAGTATTAAATATACTATCTGATTTGAAAATAGTCGGTGGGCATTTCTACGAAAGTAAAGATTTCGCCAAGTCCATCGACTGTTTTCTTTTATCCCACAATTCTCAATGTTATAATTGAGGTATGCCTAAATTAACCACAGCTTTACTCAATGAATCCATAGATATTGAAAGATATTCAAGTACAAATACTTTAGATGATAGAGGAAATTTAAATCAAGAATTTAGCTCAAGTTCTACAAGTGTCCAAGCAAGAATTATTTTTGCAAAAGAAAACACAGAAGATAGAAATGAAGAACTTGAAGAAAATTTAGTTAAATTAAGATGTACAGTTCCTGCTGATACAGATGTAACTACAAGAGATAGAGTTTCTTATGATTCAAGAAAATGGAACATAAAAGGTGTTGAAGTAGTTAAAGATAGATTTGGTAATGTTTTTTATAAAAAATTAATTCTTGAAAGTGGATATTAATGAAAACAGGTCAAGGTTCTCAAACTGCAAGTAGAGTAGTACAACAAATTAAAGGTGCTTCTCTTAGAAGTTTTCGTGTAACAGAAACTTTAAGAAGAATTAATAGATACTCAGTATTTGCAGACAAACAAATATCTGAAGTAGGTTTCCCAGCAGATTTAAATGAATTAAGAAGTTATGTTTATACCTTTTCAATTATCAACAATGATTTACGAGCATTTGTTCCTTCAACATTCTTAAATAATTTGTCTCATAGGGCTTTAGTAGTAGGTAGGTCTATTGGAGACTATAACGCTGTTAAGAATACAATGTTAAGACTTGCAGGAGAAGGAAATGTAGCTGGTATTGGAGAAAGAGCTGTAAGGCGTGTAGGTGGAAGATTATCTGGTAAATTGTTAAATGGTGTTATTCCTTCAGGAGAAAGTGTTTTTACTAGAGCTATATTTCGTGGTGTAAGATCAGTTGCAGGTGCTAACTTAACAATTGAAATGGATAGATATTTAAAAAAAGCTAAAGCAGAAAATAGAGACGCTGCTATTTTGTCTGCTAATTTTAGTAGATTAGCTAAAAGAGGAGAAGTTAATGCTGAAGTTGTGGCAAAGTATATTCACGACCAAGTTTATGCAGCAACACCTGTTGATTCTGGTGCTCTTATAGAAACCTTGTATATGAGAAAAGGTAGGACAAATAAAAACGCTAAAAGGACACCACCTGATTACATTGTTGGTATAGGTAATGTGCAACCTATGCCTGATCCTAGGGTTCCTTATCCTTGGGTTATAGAATTTGGTATCAATAAAGGATTTGGAAGACATAATGAACCTCAAGTTGATTTATATTTTCCTATTCCAAGAAGATTTAAATTTTTACAAAGAGTTACAGGACCTAGACCTGAAGGAGATAATTTCTTTGGTGGATATTACAATAATGACAATAGACATCCTTATCAAAGATCTGAAAAAAACTATGGTAAAGGTGCTATGGTTAGACACGCCTTAATGAATGTATTAAAAGAAGGTAGAAAAAGAAAAACATACAATACAGGTATTCCTAAATATAAAACAAATCCATTTAAAGAATTAGTTTGGGATCAAGCAGAAAGTGGTATTAATGGTGGATATAGTACTAGATCAGGACCTACACCTTTCTAATGGCTATTAATTTACCTGATTCAGAGATATTGTTTAGAACTTGGGCTCTAGACCAAAGTATTATTACTAATGAAATTGGAACAAGGATAGCTACAAGACTTCCTTCTAATGCAGTTTTACCTTTTGCAGTATTTAGTCTATTGGGTTCTGGTCCAGAGAATATCGACAGCTCTCCATTGTGGGTAGCTAGTATTCAAATCAATTGTTATGGTGGTAAATATGGAGCTGATGGAACTAAAGCCACTCCTGATTTTGCTTCTGCTTTTTCTTTAGCTAACGCTTTTGTAAGAAGTGCTTTTGACTTTAAACAAAAAAAATATGAGATAACAGGAACAGATGGAATTATCTATGGTTTTAATCCTATCGAAGGGCCTGCAAGGCTAGACACAACAGACAACGAATTGGCTCGCTATAATGTAAATATAGGTATGTATTATGGAGAAGCATAATGAAAAAAATTAAGCTGAACCCTTTTATTAGAGTTTTTGATGCTATAAGAGATGAGAAGCTAGACATTATTGTCGGTGCTGATTGGGTTGAAGTTAACGATTCCGATTGGAAGCGTATGAAAGATTCTCAAACAAAGCAAGGCGATGTTTTGATTCCAACTTTTATAGAACAAAAAGAAGGTATGGGCGAAATTAAATCACTTGTTAGCGAGAAAATCGCTATAAGTGAAGAGATGGAAGAGTTTGAAATAGAGGAAGAGGACAAAGTATTAGAAGAGGAATGACAAGTTCCTCAGAAGTTATAGGTAGGTATAAGTAATGGCACAAAGTATTACTGAAGTTCTCTTGGGAACAGGTACTCTGTATACTTGTTTGGAATCTGATCTAAATGGAGAGACACCAAGTGCGTCTTTCCCAGCAGATCCAGATGAAACTCCTTCAAGTTCATATTTCACAGATATCGGTTATTCCGAAGGTGGATTTTCATTAGAATATGATAAGACATTTGAAGATGTCATGGTTGCAGAAGAGATTGATCCAATTAAGACAATCAAGACTGCACAAGAAGTAAGAATCACAGGCGAAATTGCACAGGCTTCATTAGCGAACTTAAAACTCGCTATGGCAGGTGGAACAATAGCAACAGCTACTCCTGAAGCAGGTTATTCAACTTTAACTCCCCCAACAACAGATTCGTTCTTAGAGTATGGTCTTTTGTTAAGAGTTAATGCACCTGGAACAGATGAAGCTGGAACTGCTAAAGCTAGAGACATTCAAGTCCCTAGAGCAGTTAATATTGGAGCTTTCTCTATGGTTCATGCTAAAGCACCACAAAAAGTTACAATCACAATTGAATATAAAGTGTTGAAACCAAATAGTGATGCACCATTTAGCAATATATTTAAAGTTATAGACGCTGTTTAACAGCAATTAGTATAGGAGAGTTATGTCAGAATATAAGGACTTCGATAAAGCTTATGAAGAGCTTACACAAAAAACGCTAGACTTTAAGGTAGCTGGAAAGAAATACAGTATTCCTGGACAGCTACCAGCTAGTGTGGTTTTAGGACAATTATCAATCATCAACGAACAAGGATTGGTTGATCCTAAACAAATAGGTAAATTCTTAGAGCAATTGTTAGGAGAACAAGTTCTCAAGGATATGATGGATAACAAAGTATCGTGGAAACAATTGGAAGAATTATTAAATTGGCTTTTGGTTCAGTATGCAGTAATACCTGATCCAGACGCACCTGCTGAAGAAGTAGCAGAAGGGGAAGAAGATTCCCCAAAATAACAATCTCTATTGACGATGTCTTAGAAAGATTTTCTTCAGTAGAGGCTGACTTCCATCGTTTCTACAATATTGATCCTATGTCAATAACTTGGAGAAAGTTTAAAGTTCTTTTGTTCTCTTTAGTTTCTCAAGAATCTTCCTTTTATGCACCTTATCACGCAGAAATGTATGAGGAAATGAAAGAAAAGAACGATAAAGAATCCGATTTTACAAAAAATAAGCAAAAGACAAGAGTTTCATTAGATATGGCAATGAACGATTTAGGAGTAAATAATGGCTGATTTCGCAATAGGTATTGCAGTCAAGCAGTTTTTAGGTAAAGCAAAATCTGAATTATCTTCTTTTGCAGGTCAAGCTACTCAAACAATCGGAAAAATTGGTGCTGCATTAGGTAACGCAGCTGGAACAGCAGCACTAGCTTCATTTGCAGGTTTATCTTTAGCACTAGCAGGTTCTGCTGTCGCTGCAGTTCGTTTTGAAAATGAGTTTGCCAATGTTAAGAAAACAATGTCTGATGTCTCAGATCCAAAAGTTTTTGAAAAAATACAAAATGATTTAGTAAAACTATCTACTCAAATTCCTATATTCGCTGCTGAATTAGCACAAATTGCAACTGTTGGTGGACAGTTAGGTATTGGTGCTAACGACATTACTCAATTTACTGAAGTAGTAGCTAAATTAGGTGGTGCTACAAATATGAGTTCCGAACAAGCTGCTACAGGTATGGCTAGGTTCTTAAATGTAACCAATGAACAAATGGATACAATTGGTA